TGGTATTTCATTATCTTTTACTCTTGCAGGAAAAAAAGTTGAATCTCCATAATATATTCCTGATTTATAAGCATTACTTGTTGCATCTTTTATTCTATTCCACAACTTACCCATCATGCCTTCTTGCACATTGTTAGGTATTTTATCGTTCACAACTAGCTCATCTGACTTATCTTGCGTTTCAAACAACGACAAAGCTTCTCCTAATTTTTGCTGACGAACTTCATCTAAAGAATTTTGGTATTCTTTTTCAACATCAAAAGCTTCCGTAACAGGAGAAGTTCCAGCCATTCCAGAAGATCCTGCTGCAAGACCTGCTCCAAATTTACTAGCAAGTTCTTTCCAGTTAGTTTTTCTTTTAGCAGTATCTTCTATATCTTTTGTAACACTTGTACCAGTTTCGTAATAGTCATATACTCTTGGAAGATGTTCTATCATTTCTGGACTAAGGTCACTTAACTCTTCTTGTTCTTCTGGAGTCAAACTCATAACCCAATTTGAAGGCACTTCTCCCACAGTATGTAAAATAGCTTTTTCCATGCCTTGCACGTTTCCTGTAGAAGGAGGATAATAATTTGTTAAGTCTTTTTTAGACGGTAAATGATAACTTAAAGCACCATCATATTCTTGATCTTCTAATGAATATTTAGATTCTTCTTCTAATCTATCTTCTAAAGGTTTATCACTCATCATCGCCCTGCAACTGAGAAATAACTGCTCCTCTAATTACTTGGGCTGCGGCAGCTTTAACTGCTGGAATTTTTGTATTTGCAAACAAATCCATAGCGTTATCTACTGCAGTTGCTCGTTGTTGTTCTAGTTCTGTTATAGGAGGAGCTTGAACTCCCATACCTTGACCAAATGGTAAACCATCACTAGCTAATCCACCTTGATTAGGAGAGTTAGCTACAAAGTCTCCAATGCCACCTAAGCTTAAACTTCCAGGAGCTTGCGGAGCTATTCTTTGAGCTCCAGCACCAGGTAATGGATTATCTCCTTGTACTCCTAAAGACATACCAGCATTAGATGCCATATTTTCTATTTCTTGTTTACCACCAGAAGGTAAACCACCTAAGTCAGTAATCTGTGACGGTCCTTCCGACATATTAACCTCCTATACCTAATGCTCCTAAAGAAGGCAAACTAGCAGCTTCAGGTGGTAATTGTCCACCTTGCGGTAAACCACCTTGCGGCGGACCACCAGGAGCTGCACCTTGCGGTAAAGCTTGTTCTTCAGGTTGCAAATCTTCTAACAATTTATTTACTACTTCATTTAAATCTACATTTTCTTTGCCCATGTTTTGCAACAGTTGAGCTGCAATCTGTACATTACCTTGAGCAGCTTGTTGATAAATACCTTCCATCAGAGAATCTGTTACTCTCTGTCTAACAATCCTTACCTCTTCTCTAGAAGGGTCTTCTAAGAAATCCATTTCATCTCTTGCAGTCTCTCTAGATATTAAATTTTGATTAAGATTCATAGCAAGTCGCATCTCTCTATTAGATGGATCTGTTCCAGCACCAATACCGTACCTGACATTGTTATCATAATGACCTGCAATATCTCTTGACGGTATAAAAATTTCTGGTTTCTTTCTGTCAGCTGCGTCTCCGTGAATAGTCTTTTCTCCATCACAGTAATGCTCATCGAAAGCTAACAGTATTTGAGTAGCTTTTTCTAAGAACGACTCAAACTGTTTATGTGCTAAAGCAAGTCGTGCATCAATTTGTCCCATAGATGCTTCAATACCACGAGCAGAAACAATACTTGCACCTGGATCACCACTAAGTTGACCAGGGAAAGATGCTTGCGAACGTGCTTCAGAGGCAAGTCGTCCAATTAAATCTTTTGCATCGAAGTGACTACGAGATTGCATTCTCTCCATACGAGCTTCAGGACTTCTTCCGTGTATTATTGCACCAGGACCGAAGTCATCTGGATTCATAACATCATACTCGAACACAGGTGGATAGACTTCTTCTTCAGAACTTGTGATTGTAAGAGTCATTAACCTGTGCATTGTTCGTAGTATGTGTCTCGTCTGATCAAATATTCCTCTGCATTGTCCGTCAAAAGATGGAACTGATACTTCAACAACAGGTACTTTACCAAGCTTATTCTCTTCTTCTGTAAGAATAATGCCTGTTCTTTTTTGCATACCTTCTCTTGATGCATCAGCAATCATGTGTACGTATTTGTCAGGGAAAAACCAAAACCATTCCTCTACTTCTGTAATCTTAGGATCTAAGACTCCTCTAGCAGCAGGATATTGTTTAAGAATAATGTCTGTAGATACCTTTTTAGCTACCAATAATTCAATGATATTTCCTTTAGTATCCTTAATTGGATAGCAATATCTAGGGTCTAATCGTTGTAGATAGGGATCTCTTTTAGCAGGTTCTTCAGAAAAATCAGCCCAAACACCACAATATGCGGCTCCAGCTCCTGCGTAATCGCCCCACCATTGAGCCATAAGCTCATTAATGTTAGAACTTGACCATAGTTCTTGTGTTCTACGTTCTCTTTTCCTTGCAGCTCTTTCGCCGCCTTTTAAATCTTTATTAACTGGTACAGGAATTCTAACTGATGGAATAACGGCACCACCAATAGCAGACCAATGATGTATACCCATTTCAATAATATTTGCAACTGAGGGAGCTTCTGCAGTAGCAGTTAAGTTAGCCCAAAGCATGTGCCACTCTCCATTAACGACAGTCGTTATTTCCTTTACTCGCTCTTTCCATTCAGCATGTGTTTCTATTAATTGATTTCTCCTATCCCAATACTGTTGTGATGGAGATAAGTTTCTACCTGCTGAACTAGCGTTCTCTAAAGGTGTTCCAAAATTTAAGTTGCTCATTTATTCCTTGTAAACATTCTATCTCTTATAATAGGCGGAATATTTCTTCTTGACACGACTTTTGTTAAATCTACACTAAAAAATGTAGAATTCTTGCATTCTCCGTTTGCAATCCACAAAGCGATCAAAGCGTCCTGTTGTTTCGCCCAAGGAAATACTAGCATATCATCTATCAATGGTTCAAGCTTTGTTTTATCTTGTACGGTAGCTGAAGGAAACGCTATTAGACCACTATAAAATAATGCTTGCATAGCACCTACGCCATACTCTTCGTCCCATTTAGATCCTCGTTTTTTACCAGCACCAGTTGTTTTATGTTCTATCATTCTAGTGCCTGCCCATTCAGCACGTTGTTTCACAGTATCATCTCCTAGAATAGTAGGAGCAAAGTTTGTTTCTATAACCGTATAAGCAACTCTATGGTCTTTATACTTTTCCCAGAACTCATACATTAATTTATTTCTTACACCAGTAGCACCTAATCTAAATCCTACAAAAATGTCGACAACAGTCCTCACGCCTGTCTGAGGATTGTACGCAAGCAAAATTGAGGCAGCTCTACCAGTCGTTGCTGGATCAATACCAAGTATTAAAATTTCGTCAGGATACACTTGACCAATACTTCGAGCAGCACCTAACTCTAAAGCGTTGTCTATAAGCTCTTGTTTAAATATGCCTTCTTCGTTTTGAACATCTTCTTGTTGATACACAAGCTTCCATCTGAGAGGATCTCTGGAAGATATTTCATCTCGTATGTCCCTTAGCCCAGGTATAAAAATTTCTGTATCAATTGTTTCGTCATGTTCCCACTTGCCGTCTAAAGACCAATACTCGCTCCAGTTAGGTTTCTCTTCTTCAGTATGTTCATTTAAAATTGCGGGGATAGATACATGTTTAAATATTCTATGTTCTTTCCAAGACTCTTTCCATTGTCCATAATTATCTAGTGGGTGGATTCTTGTACCGTTAACTAGAGTCTGTCCTCTTTGAGCCCTTGACCTTGCCTCCTGAGTAAACCATTCGTCAATCCTTCTACGCCGAACATCAGTCTGCTGATTCTCTAAGGTCAAAGCATCATCAAGAATAAGCAAGTCAAGTCGTGATCCGTATATCTGTTTACCTACAGACAAAGCTTGTACGGTAGGATCTCTTTCTCCAGACTCTCTTTGTCGTATGGTTATCTGGTCTTTAGACCAGCCAAAACCGTCAGATTTTTGTGACTTAAATCCGTTAAAATCTTCTATAAGATTTCTTTCGCAGTCTTTATAAAGATGCGGATCAGTTAAATATCTTTTAATTCTACCTAACAAGTCCTGTGCCTTTTCCCCAGACTTAGTAACCAGGGCAATTCTAATGTCTGGGTTTTGGCACATTTTGTATACTGGATACCACAAAGCAGATAACGTTGACTTACCAGATTCAGGGTGCCCTAAAACTAAAACTAATCTTCCCGTAGGGTCAGCTAAATTCTTTTCTATTTCAAATTGATGCGGAGCAAACTCAACGTTAAAATATAATTTGCAAAATTCAGAAAAGGACATATTCGATAAATCAGGGTAGGAATCCTTAACCGCATCACCAGATCTAATTTGTCGTGCTTCAGCAGCCCAGTCTTTATGTCGGATTGAGTTTTCTTCCCACCATTTCCTTGTAACACCGACACGCTTACAAGCTTCCGTGTAAGTGAGTCCGTACCTAATACATTCCAAGAAAGACTCCATAGCCCATGCTTTCCAAAGACTTGTACCCTTTTTTGCTGGCGGTGGAGGTAAATATACTTCGGCATCTTTATCGAATTGAAAAACTTCATTGTTTGCTCCAAAAATTTGTGCTTTAACTTTTGCCCTATCGGACAACAAATCTGCATCAGACCTTTTAGGTCTTCCTGCTTTAATTTCTTCGGTCATAAAATTACTATAACACTAAGTTTTAGTTTTACGCCAGGTATTAGACAGTATATCTCGACAAGACCTACACATACCATCTTTAATATCTGAAGGTAAGCCAAATACATTAACCTGTTTTACACCACAACTTCGGCACTTCATTCGTCCTCCTCTAACAGAGACTCCTGTACCTGTTCAACTCTAGGGACAGGTCTAGAAGTTTCACTCTCTATTATATCCCAACCTTCCTTAGTTACACTATATTGCTTAGATCTTCCCTCACCAGTTTGCTCTACAAGCTCTTCTCTGATAAGCTGAGCCTTTGGACGTTCAAAACGACCTCCGTCCATATTTGCAGCTTCTCTCCAAGCTTTATTAAAGAACTTCTCTCCTCTGTGTGTTGTAATGTCACCTAAAGCTTTTAGTAAGGAGTAATCTCTTGCTTTCACACCTTCTTGATAAGCAGTCAATCCTGCGGAGCCACTCTCTTTGTCAGCAGTCAACATAAGAGACCATGGCTTAAATGGTTCAGCGTCTTTTTGTTTAGTACATTCCATCTCAATAAATCCAGAGTCTTGTCCACGTGCAGTTAAGTGAATTGTTGTATCTGCTGATGCTCGTATAACAGAAGATCCTCTCATGCTCTCTCCAGATTTTGTGTCGTGGTGTACTGCCAAGATAGCTGCGTTAAAGTTTTGCCTTAGTGTATCTATCATAGCTACCACTTGCCCCATATCTTGTTGTAGGTTTTCATTAGCACCAACGGTACATCTCTGCAACGTATCAAAAACTATAAGTCCTGGGTCCACAGATTCAACTAGGTCTAAAAAGTCTAATTGCTCAGTTGTGGGAAGTTTTCCTGGTGGAGCAAATAAGGGTACTGCGCTCGTGTAATAGAAGACAGGGGGAAATATGGAGGCATTTCTCCTATTCTTCCAAGCGGTTACACGAGCACCTAAGTACCCAACTCCTTCGGCTAGTACATACAAAACTGTTGTCTTCTGTGTCTTCTTACCAAACCATGTCCAACCATTAGCTAT